GGTCGGGCGGATAGACTGGGCGGTGGGACGCATGGGGCTCCTCCCGGGTGGCGGTGTGGCTACCACCATCTCAACGGAGCCCCATGCGTCTCGCTACTCGTGATCTGCCGGACTTGAAACTACTGAATCCCTTCCGAGGTGAATTGGTGAATTGGCGGCCGGGCCGAAGCCCGACCGCTAAAGACGTGCTTACGAGCTGACCTTCCCCAGCTTCACGGCCTCGAAGTTAATGACCGCGCCGCCGACACGCTTCGTCGTGTAGAACTCGACGTAGGGCTTGGAGCTGTGCGGGTCACGCAGCACCGAGATGCCCCGGCGGTCCACGATCTGGTAGGCGGTGCGGACGTCGCCGTAGATCGCGGCCAGGGCGTTGGACGCCACCGCCGCCACGTCGGCCGCGAAGTACACCGGGCTGCCCAACAGGCTCGCCGGCGTGCCCCCGTTGCGGGTGTAGTCCATGTTGAAGATCGGGCGACCCTCGCCGTCCTTGATGAGCAGCATGTGACTCATCGTGGCCCGGCGGGACAGCCACACGGCGCCCGACTGGTAGGGCTCCTTGAGCGCGTTCTGGAGGTTGATGAGGCCGTCGTAGGTGAACGTGCTGGCGGAACCGGATGCGATCTGCTCGACCTGCTGCTGGGAGATGTCCGTGCCGGCGGTGTAGCTCGCCAGCCCGCGGGGCTTGCCGACGCCGTTGCCGGAGACGAACGCGGTGGCCTCGTCGCGGGCGAACTTGTCCGCCACCTTCTGCATCCGCCACGCCTCGATGTCGATCGAGGAGTCCTCCAGCATCTTCTGGGTGGCCTTCGGCTTGGCGTACAGCTCCTCCGCCACGATCGACAGCTTGCCCAGGGTCGGGGTGTTGGTCTCCGACCGGGTGCCGGTCTCGTTCACCCACCCGCTCGCCGCCTCGTCGTTGTCGAGGACGAAATCGACGGAGTCGGAGCCGATGGTCGTGACCGACGCGAGCATGCGGACCGGGCTGGACTCGAACACCTTGGCCTGGATGACGCCGCCGAACTCGGGCATGACCAGGTAGCCGCCGGCCGGGTCGGTGCCGACCGACAGGGTCTTGATCTCCGGCTCGCTCTCGGCCCGCTTGGCGAGGTAGTCGGCGAAGTCCTCCTTGCCCTTGTGGCGGGCGAAATCGTTGAACGCCTTGGTGCGCAGGGCGGCGAGCCCCTTGCCCTTCTCCTCGGCCGTAGCAGCGGGGGCGCGGTTGAACGCCGTCTCCAGCGCCTTGTACTGGGCCTCCAGCTCCTTGTTCTGCTCCTCGACGGCCTGGGCGCGGGCCTCGGCCTTCTGGCTCAGTTCGATGGCGTCGCCCATGTCCTTGCCGAGCTTGTCGAGCTTGGAGAGGTCGAAGGCGTCGAGCTTGCCCTCCAGGGTGGTCTGCTTGGTCTTGATGCCCTCGACGAGGGTCTTGTACTCGTTGAACGCGCCCAAGGCGGTCTCAACGGACTTGGTGAGTTCCGTATCTACGGTCATAAAATGCCTATGCTGTGAACTGGTTGAATAGGGCGGCCAGCCGGGTCTCGGCCGCCGCGAGTTGCGCGGTCACCTCCTCGTCGGGCTCCCCCCGAGTCGTCAGCGCCTTGTAGCCGTGCAGGGCGACGGTGGTCGCATCCTTCTGGCTGAAACCTCCCTCCCGGAGGTATTCCTCGAGTTCCCGGATGGTCCGCGGGGCGGCCTTCACCCGGGTGATCTGGGCCTTGTCGTTGGCCGGGAACGTGACGAGCGAGACCTCGAACAGGTCCACGTCGAGCAACCGGCGGGTGCCCTTCTTCTCGTCGATCTCGTACTTCTTCGTGCCGTACCCGATGGACATGCCGGTGACGGCCTTGGCCCTCACGATCTTGTAGACGTCGGTCCCGAGCGTGGTGTCGAGGATGGTCCCCTTCACGCGCAGGCTCTTCGGCGTCTCCTCCAACTCGTCCCAGGTGCCGATGACCTGGCGGGTGTCGTGCTGCCAGAGCATGGCCGGGCGGCCGTTCTCCTTGAGGGTGCGGGTGAACGCGCCGGGGACGACGATGTCGCGGTAGCTGTCCTCGGTGTTGAACACCGACGCGAACCCCTCGACGGTGCGGGTCTCGTCGTCGGCCTTCAGGTCCGTGATGGCGAAGTGTTTGGTTTCCAATGTCATGAGTGACGTCCTTGTCAGTCGGTTGCTTCCCGGTAGGCCAGCGCGCAGCGGCAGTTGATCAGGTTGGCGGGACTCGCGGCCGGGTCGCCCGGGCGGTCCATCAGCTCCTCGCCGACGGTGAACTTCTCGTCCAGCGGGATCGGCGGGTGGTTGGTCATCGCCCGGTGGTCGGGGCGGGTGCGGTCGTCGAGCGTCGGCAGCCAGGACTTGAGCATCCGCACGCCCAGGTCGCGCTCGGCGTCCCGGACGGTCTCGATGCTGCCGAAGGTGGCGGCGGCGTGCGTCTCGGTGCGGGCCACGGTGGCAGCCCGGAAGGGGGTGAGCCGGCTCACCTGGCGGATGCTCCGCGCGATCTCGGCCGTGCCCTGCCCCTGACCGACCCCGTCCGCGATCGCCCCACGGACATCGTCCAGGTCGGTGGCGGCGATCAGCGTGGCCTTGCGGAGCGCCTCCCGGCCGATCCACTCCCGCATCCGGCTCTCGAAGCCGATGGCCTTGAACTGGGCGAAGGTGACGGTCGACTTGGTCTCAGAGGCCCGCGCCAGCAGCCCGGCGGCTTCCCGCCCGATCGGCTTGGAGCGGATCGAGGCGAGCGCCCGGGCGGCGAAGTGTGGGATCACCCTCTCGTAGTGATCGATCAGAAGTTGCTTCAGGCGGCGGCGATGCCCCTCGGCGATGTAGCCGGGGAGGGTGCCGGTGTACTGGTAGGCTTGCGCGGCGTGGATGATCGCCGCGTTGCGGGCGCGGCCGGCGGCGACGCGGAGCTTGAACTCGTACTGGTCGAGGGCGTTCAGCCAGGCGCTAAGCATCGACCGGGATGACCTCGGCCTTCCCGCCCCGGTGGGCGAGGAAGTGGGTGGTTGTCATGTCCCCGTCGACCCCACAGCGGAAGCGGACGAGTGCGACCTGGTCGTCGACAAAAAGGATGGTCGATTCGGCATCGATCGCAACGCTCAGCATGTTCTTGAGCGTGCGCCCGAAGTCGGCGTGGATGACGCGGCTCATGTGCCGAGGACCGCCACCGCGTCGGGCAGCTGGTCGCGGTAGCGCCAGGCCAGGGTGCGGAGGTGCCGGCTCGCTTCAGGCGTGATCGGCTCGTGGGCGCGGTTGTGGGCGTGGGCGCACATCGTCCGGGCGAACCGCTTGTCAAGACTCCCGACCGGGAAGCGGACGGCGTGCAGCGCCTGGGCGATGCGAATCTCGTTCGGTGTCACTCGCTCTCTTCTTCCGGTGTCCCCGGATCCGCCGGGCTTCCGGGCTCCGACAGGGGCACGCCGCCGACCAGGTCGAGCGGCACGTCGGACGACGCGACCAGCAGGGTGTCGCCGTTCTCGATGTCGCCCAGGCCCATCGCCCGGCGCTTCTCGTTGATCGTCATGTACTCGGCGGCGTTGATCCGGGTCGCCTTCTCCTTGCGGAGCGGCTCCAGGGCCGGGACCATCTCCTCGTCGTACCACAGGTACAGGTCGTCCCCGTACCGCGGCACCAGCCACCGGTTGAACGCCTCCAGGTACAGGGTGAGTGCCGGGATCGCGGTGTCGGTCCAGAACGCGAGCTTGGCCTGCTCGTAGCTGGAGAACGCGTTGTCCCCCGGAATCCCGAGCAGCTGCGGCGGCACCCCGAAGGCCAGTGCGACGTCGCGCGCCGCGCTGTGCTTGCCGTTCAGGAAGTCCATGTCCTTCGGGTTGAGGGACATCTCCTGCCACTCCAGCCCGCCTTCCAGCAGGAGCGGCCGCCCGGCGTTCCGGGTGCCTCCGAACTGCTGGTCGATCATCTCCTTCAGCCGGGCGTACTGGTCGTCGGTGAGCGTCGCCGGCTTCCCGTCCCCGTCCTTGACCTGGAGCGCGCCGGAGGGCCGCGCCCCGTTGTCGAGCAGCCCCTTGTTCCACCGCTGGCCGCCGGTGTGGATGTCCACCCCCAGCGCCCCGGGCTCCAGCGGGCTGAGGCCGTACCAGGGGTTGAGCGGGTGGAACGACTTGACCTGAAGGACCGCGGACCGCCCGGTGATCTGGTCCACCGGGTAGGTGACGAGCTTCGAGGCGTCGGGCCGGTACTCGTAGGCCGAGGGGAAGAAGCCTTCGCCTTTGACCACCTGGACCTTGCCCGGGCTGAGCAGTTGCAGCTCACCCACCGCGGCCTCGCCCTTCCGGCGCGGCCGCGTTCTGGTCCCGTCCATGCCGTTCCCGAAGACGTAGGCGTTCCCCGAGAGCTGGTGGAAGGCGGCGAGCCAGGCCATGAACTCCTTGCCCGACTGGGCCGGGTTCGGCCGCCCCATCAGGTCGAGCAGCGGGTGCTCGTCGATCCGGGTGAGGTTGCGTCCGGTCTTCCGGTAGAGCTGCGGTTCGACGGACGCGACGGCCCAGGCGATGCGGTTGATGCAGGCGAAGGCGACGACCGACTCGGCGTACCCCTCGGCGGCCAGCTGGTCGAACGCCGCCCCCGTCAGCCCGCCCTTGCGGGCGGCGAGGGAGAAGAAGAACGACGCCGCCTTGGTGGCCGGCGGGGCCGCGTCCTTGCGGCGGAGCAGCCGCACCTACAGGCTCCGGATGCGGGCCGCCGGGGCGTGCGCCCGGGCCTTCGCCCAGTTCAGGAACTGGGTGGTGCTGTCCACCTGGTCGTCGTACGGGGCGTTCGGGAACGTGAGCATTTCCATCTCGTAGTCGGTGAGCCAGGGGGCGTGGGTGGGGAGCGAGACCTTGCCCGCCTCGACCAGCGCCGACACCCCGCTGGCGCGGGTGATCTTGTCCTTCTCCGGCAGGATGCCGATGAGCGGGAGCGTCGTGGCCCGCTTCAGGTCTTGCAGCAGCTGTTGGCCGGACGCCTTGTCCTCGATCAGGATCGCGTCCGGCCCGAAGGCGTCGGCCTGCGCGGCGACGAGGCGCTTGAGGTCCGGGTATTCGAGCCGACGGACCAGAACCTGGAGCAGGTCGTACCCGTCGGGGCGGACGCCCCAGGTGGTGCAGACGCTCGGGTCGTTGAGCTGGTCGGCCTTGATGGCGGTGTCCCAACTCTGCACGACCTGCTGGTACTCCTCGAAACGCGGGGAAGCGTACCGCTTGAACCACGCGGCCTTGAAGATGCCACCCTCGGCGGGGGTCGGCCGCTGCTGGTATAGGGCGCTCCAGTCGCAGGAGCCGATCGAGTTGCGGATCTTCTCCAGCGTCGGCAGCGGGAATGACTCGGGCCACAGGGCGTCGCCCGGCCGGCGGCCGATGGCGTCCTCCACCTCGGCGACCGCGGGCAGACTCAGGACCGTCCAGTTCTCGTGCGGGTGCCCGGACAGGAGCCGCCCGGCCAGGTCGTCCTCGTGCCACCGGGTCATGACGACCACGATCTTCCCGCCCGGCATCAGCCGGGTGTAGGCGGTGGACGTGTACCAGTCCTTGTTCCGCTGGCGGACGGCCGGACTCTCGGCCTCCTCCCGGTTCTTGACCGCGTCGTCGATCAGCAGCAGGTGCGACCCGCGGCCGGACATCGGGCCGCCGATGCCGGTGGCGAAGTACGCCCCGTCCAGGTCGGTCGAGACCGCCTCGGACTTCTGGGTGATGTGGAAGCGCTTGGCGCTCTGGCTGTCCCCCTTGAGGGTGCAGCCGGGGAAGACGGATTGGAACCCCGGGTCGGCGATCTGGTTGCGGACCTTGCGGCCGAAGTCGTCGGCCAACTCCTGGGCGTAGGTGGCGGCGATCAGGTAGTGGCTCGGGTTCCGGCCCAGGTACCAGGCGGGGAAGAACTCGCTGACCAGCATGCTCTTGCCCGCGCGGGGCGGCATGAAGATCATCAGCCGGGTGATGTCGCCCCGCTCGGCGGCTTCGAGGTGGCGGGCGATCAGCCGGTGGTGGCGGGCGGGCCGGTATCCCGGCCACTGGTACGCCGCGTAGGCGATCAGCCGGGAGTGGGCGAAGTCCTCGGGGCTAGGCGTCGGCACCGAGCGCCGCCGCGACGGCCGCGTCCCGCTGCTCCTTGGTGACGATCGGGCCGCCGTCCTTGCCGGTGATCTCCGCGGAGTATCGCTCTCCGTACTTTTTGGGCAACAGCTTCGCCGCCACCCACTTTCGGGCGTCCACCCGGAGTCGGGCGCGCTGCACGTTGTCGAACAGTTGCTTCGGGCGGTCTTCGCCGTCCCATTCGTCGTCGGGGTCGCAGCCGGTCGTCAGGCCGGTGTTCCCCTCGTCGGCGATGTCGATGATCTCGTCGGCGAGCAGCTCGGCCTGGGCTTCGCGGGCGATCGCGTACTGCTCGGCAAAAGGCGCGGTACCGCTCGTCCCCGCGCGTCCCCTTCATCAGCCAGTCCATGACGGTGGACAGGTCCGGCGTCCCGGCGTCGCGGCAGACCTTCCGCAGGCTCTCACCCGAGGCGAGGCGGCGGCAGATGAGGTCGCCGACTTCCGGGGTGAATGAGGTGGGCCGGCCGGTCACGCGGACTTCTTCGGGCGCTCGGGGATGGCGAGCTTCTTGAGGTGGTCGTGGAGGGACTTGTACGGGTCGGTCATCGGCGGGCGAATACGGCAAGAATGAGGGCCACGAGGACTAACGGCAGGAACGGGAGCATCAGGCGCGGTCCGACATGCTGGCCTCCGGTGGCGGGAATTCGATGTTTAACTATCTTGTATACATTAGTGAAAAATGTAAAGCATCTATATGAATAAAACATGCCGCGTGTCAGAAATCCGTAAAGATCACTCGCGTCGCTTGGCCTCATCGTGCCGCCGGAAGAACTCGATCAGGTCGTCCAGCGCCGATCGCAGGCGGCGGACGTTCCCCTTCCCGGCCAACTCGTCGTGGCAGCAGACGGCGAAGGCGAGCTTCTTCTCCTTCACCCCGCGCACCGCGTCCATCGCCTCGCGGAACAGCCGGCCGGAAGCGCCGGGCGGGTCGGGGTTCAAGTCGCGGCTCCCGCCGGACGACTCGCGGTACTGGAACTGGACGAAGCCGGTGGAGGTACAGCCCTCGCGGTAGAGGCGGTGCAGGCGGCGGGCGGCCTTCAACTGGGGGACGGTGATGTGGTCGCGCTTCAGGTAGTAGCTCAGCACGTCGCGGGCGTAGACGGAGAACTCCAGGCCGCCGCGGTCGGTCGTGATCTGGCGGACGTCGCCCTTGGCGTTCCGCTCCCGGGTGGGGTAGACGATGGCCTCGACCCGGCCGTTGACGATCCGATCCTTCCCCATGCACCCTCCCCCCGGTTCGGCGGGAGTGTGGCACAAGGGGCGGGTTCGCGCAACCACGAGTGTTACGCCGGCGGTGGTTTGTGATTCCTGAAAGCGGGGCAGTTGGTATAGCAGGGGGTCTGAGCCTTGAGCCGGAATGCCTCGCTGTTCATCCGATTGACAAGGTCTGACTTCTCACGCAGGAGGCGCTCGATACGGGCATGCGCTTCAACCAGCTCGCGGTGCAGTTGCGCGTTCTCCTTCGCCAGGCCGAGGTCGCTGGCGACGTTGGAAAAGTATGGGCGGAACGTCTTTCTCATTGTTGCCGCTCCCACGCCAGCCGACACTTCGCCGCCTGCACGTCGAACCACTCGCGGGCCTGGGCCGGGGTCCACGTCCCGCCGAGGTGGCGTTCCAGACACCCCGCCTCCCCGTACTGGTGCTGGTCGCGGTGTTCCTCGTGGGTCAGGGGGACGCCGCTGTACGGAGCCTTGAAGCCGACGCCCGAGGTGGCCGCCCGGCGGATGGGGCAGGCGGGGTTCCGGCCCTCGCCGTTCACCCACTCGCTGAACGCGCCGGAGATGCAGGACGGCTGCTGCTGGACCCATTCACGGAAGGCTTTGTCATCCGTCATTCGTCGCCCCATGTCCGGCAGGCCGGCTTCCGCTCACCCATCGACTCTCCTATGCGGTCCAACGAAGCGCGTGTGCGATCCAGTGAGTCGTCTTCGGACGGTCCGCGATCCACCCAGGGCGTGACGGACATCCAGCCGGTGACGTGCGGGCCGAGGACGGTCGAGAACCCGGACATGGGCGTCGATCTGGGCTCCACGAGGTAGCCGTCGACGCAGGTGACGTTGATCGCGTGCCGCGCCCTGAAGGCGTCGGACAGGCGGAGGCGGATTCGCGTGCGCAGCGGGGGCGGGTCGGCGGCGGGGTCTCTCCAGATCACGGCTGTACCTTCGCGTACTCCTGGGCCTCGAACGCCCGGCGGAACGCCCGTTCGTCGGCGGTGGGGTAGTAGCCCTCCTCGATCCGCTTCGACAGGGCGGTGTAGGCGGCGGCCGAGAGGACCGGCGGGGCGGGTCGATGATCTTCACCAGGTCCGACGGCGTAGGGATGTCGCTGTGCGCGCGGACGTACTGGCTGAGGGCGTCGAGGATGACGGGCATGGGGTAATCGGAGAGGAAGAAGCAGAAGCCTTCGACCAAGGTTTCCAACTCATCAGCCGTCTTCCCGTACTGCTTCTGCAAGGCGCAGACCCGGCTCAGGGCCAGGGCGAGCTGCCGCTTGTCGCTCGCGTTCGGCCTCGGCGGCGTACCTGGCGGCGAGGCGGTCTCCGGCAGCGGTGAAGCCGGGGCGGCGACCGCGGGACTCGCGGGACGGGACGGTGGTGTAATCGCACGTCCAGCGGTCGTCGTTGAGCCAGCGGGCGGCTCCAGCTGCGAACCCGCGGCGTACTTCATCGCTTCCGCAATAGGCTTGAACTCCGGCATAAATCTCCTCCTTGGTTGCACGGGTTAGGGCTTTCTTCCATGCTGCGAGGGCGGCATCCTTGCCACCCCGTCGCTGCTTCGGGAACGCGTCCCAGACCAGCTCGAAGTCCGGGGGGTAAGGGGGGATAGCTCTTTCCTTATTTACCTTCCTTTCCTTCCTTTGATTGGTACTTGTCACCGTCGCGGCGGCGTCGCGCTCCTGTCGCGTCGGTGTCGCGTCCGCGTCGCGCCGGTTCTGGTATGCCTCGTAGTTGCAGATGGTTAGCTGTACGTATCCGTGTCGCGTCTCGACCTCGACCATTCCCTCCCGCTCCCACAACTTCACCGCGCGGATCACCCGGTCGGGCGACCAGTGCCAGGCGGCGGCGAGTGCCCGGTAGCTGGTGGCGTAGCTGCCGCGGGGGACGGGGTAGACATTCCCCTTAAACCGGTAACGGCCGTCGGCGTAGTTGGCGTGGGTGAACAACCAGACCCAGGCGAGGAGTTCGGGGAACGGGCCTTTGACGGGGAACAGAGGGTGGTCGAAGATGTCGCGTTCGAGGTAGACGTAACCGGACATGGAATCCCTAGCCTCCCTAAGCAGACCGGCAGAAGTCTTTTCGCAATGCGGTCGTCGGTGTTAGCCCCCAGGTAGGGAGGCCAGCCATGGGATCGTTGACCCTGACCACCTGGCAGCGGCGGCGTCTCGAACAGCAGCTCCG